CGCCGGAGATCACCGCGACCGGCATGGCCCTCCCTATTCGAACGCGTACGCCGGGAACTGGTCTCCCGGCTTCGCGGCAAACCTCACACCACCGTCACCTGTGATGGGCTGGCGGTGGTCGAGTTCGTTGGCGTACACCGCGTCAGGGATGCCTTCGGGGAAGGCGGTGCAGGTGAACGGGTCGTCCAGGTTCGCCTTCGGCCGAAGATGCCGGCAGGCGTTGCACTGACTCCGAGGTCCGACGGTCATGTCTCGCCTCTCAGTCTCGCCGCGACTCGCGCCCTTGCCTCGCCCCCACGCAACGCCGTGACGGCCTCAATCAGCCTTGCCTTCAGCGTCCGGGGTGGGACGGTGACGCCGGCCTTCTCCAGTTCCGTCTTCAGTGCAGCCAGAGACATGCGCTGAGGGGCGGGAGGAGCAGCAGCCTTGCGAGGTGTGACCTTCTTCGCTGCCGGGGCCGTTGAGCGGGTCTCGAAGTAGGCCCGTCCTTGGTCGGTCAGCTCGAAGTCGCCCGATGCGGTGCGGCGAAGATAGCCCGCGCTCTCCAGCGCCTCAGCGTGCTCCCGGCTTGCGCCCTGCCAGTTCCGTGCGCCGGAAGGCGCGTCTCGGGTGAGGGTCAGCACCTCTTCGCGCTGACGTTGCCGCGCCGCAGCCGCCGCGCCGCGATAACCAGGAGCCAACGGGTACCGGTCGGCTGCCGCTGTGGCCTTCTTTGCTGGTGCGGCCTTGGCTGCCTTCTTAGCGGCCTTCACTGGTGCTGGCGACGGGACGACCTCAACGTCCAGGCGCCAGACGCCCATAGCATCCGGGCCGTCCACCTTGACCACCCGGAAGCGTGACCCGCGATCGAGCAAGACCTCGTCGACGTCCAACTCGGACGTCCGCACCGCACGCGACCCCCGTGGAACGACGATGCGCATCTGGGTCTCGCCGCGTCGGGCTCCAACCTTCGGGCGAACCGACGTGGAGGTGTAGCCGAAGTCTGTCCACTCCGCACCCACGCGTGGTACGCCATCCGGGAACTCGACCGTCCCGCCGATGCGGTACACCCGGATCTCTTCCGGCAGCACACCACGCGCCATGGCCGAGTCGAGCCCGGCCGCGAGGCGGCGCTCACGCGCCCACTGCCGCCCGACAGGGATCGCGCCGCCGTTCTCGCGCAGCACGCCATTGACGAATCGGAACTGAGACACGTAGTCCGCGTACGCCGCCCGCTCGGCGGCAGTGCGAAGCGGTACGGACGCAACCCGAAGTGCCTCGTTGCCGGCTGCCGCATCGGCCCAGCGCGCCTCGAAGGTCCGCGCAGCGGGGGCGGCCATCCTCACTGGTGCTGGCGACCCGAGTGCATCCAGCAGTTCCGCCTGCCTCATCCGGGAGTAGCCGGTGATGCCGCGTTCCTTCGCCAGCGCCTTCAGCTGCGGGACGGTCATGGAGTCCAGGCCGGGGACCGCGCGCAGCGTCCCGCCGACACCAGATCCCGGTACTGCTCGTGCGTACTCGGCATCCAGTACGTCCAGCACAGCCCGCGACAGCGGAGTAGCACGAGGGCCGTTCATCATCGCGTCGGCGAACGCTTCGGCGATGAACTCGTCGGTGTTGGTCTCGGCGTAGCCGGACACCTGCCGGGCACCCGCCGTGCCGCCGTGGCGCTGCACCAGCTCGTCGAACTGGGCCCGACTCCCCCGGCTCAGCGTGCCGACGTCGAGGGCGTGGCCCATCTCGTGAACCGCCATGCCGACTGGCGAGTCGAACGGGTGCCAGTCCGCCTGCCCGTCTCCCGCCAACTCCGACAGGTATCGACTCCGGCGGGCCTCGGACGAGTAGCGGTCCGAGAAGACCAGCCGGCCGTCGTCCCACTCGGCATACGCCAGCAGCAGCCGGTCGGTAGCGACCTCGTTGATGGCAACGTTCGGGTACCGCTCCGCGACCCGCAGGACGCCCTCGGCGTGCTCCCGCGCCGTCGCCACCGAGCCGCGCAGGTCGACCCGGATCTCCCGGCCGGTGATCCGCCGCAGTTCGGCGGCGAGCACCGTGGACACCGCCTCCGCCGAGTCGGCGTTGGCGAGGATCGCCCGCACCTCCGAGCCGCCGGCAGGAACACCGAGCGCCCTGGACGGGCGGGCCAGCAGGCCCAGGATGTAGCCGTTCTCGTGCAGCAGCCGCAGCGCCTCTTCGCGCGAACCGGCTTCGACGAAGATCTGATCCGGTGTGAGTCGCGGCTTGCCTCGCCCCAGGCGCGCGCGGGCGAAGCCGCGGCGGGTGGTGCCCTCCCGCGTCAGCCTGCGCGTCCCAGCGACGTAGACACCGCGCTGCGCGTTGACCACCTGATTCAGGTCGGCGCCCTCTTCGAGCGCCTCCATGTCGCCGCGGGTGAAGCCGGCCCGCCGGCGTTGGCGGTCCGTCATTCGGTCGTAGATCCGGCGTGGATCCGGCACGCGCACACCCGCGCCCGCGGGCACGTGCACACACCCGCAGCGGGGATGCCTCTGGAAGCCGCGGTTCCACTGATAGAACCGGCCGGCGAGCACGAGGCACCGGGCGCACGGGTTGCCGTCCGTCTGCCGGATGTAGCCCTGAGCCGAAGGATGGGACGTCAGCGACACCTGGTCGGCCAGCCGACCGGCGTCGGCGACCTCAGTACGGACGAAGGTGTCGAGACTGTCGCCGCCGAACCGCAACGCCCGCAGCACATCCACGCCATCGGCGATTGTCGCGACCGTGACGAACGCCGGATGCGCCAGCAGCGACAGCAGGCTGCCGCCCTCTGCCGTCTGGCCGGAGAACGCCGCCGGGTTCACCGACGCGACCGACTCGTCCGACAGGTCCTGAACCTCGAGCGCCTCACCGACGTACTGATCCGCCTGCCGGGCGTTGCCCAGCTGCGCGCCGGACACGACCGCGGTGAGTTCGGGGACCTTCGCGGCCCACGAATCGACGATCCGGTCCGGGTCGACCTCAGCCCACATCTGCGCCGCCACCGCGGCGGCGCCGTCGGTGAACGCCTGCGCCTGGCGGTGGTGGTCGAGGGCTACGTCACGCGTCGCTAAAGGCTGGCTCACGGGTCTGTCCGCTCATGGCCCGCGCCAGTTGGGTACTTGGAGCCCGCTCGGCTGCGACCTCGTCCTCGGCCTCCATCTCGGCGATCTCGGTCTCGTCGAAGCCGAGGGCGGCGCGCGTCTGCGGCAGCGGCACGATGCCGGCCTGGAAGAGCTTCACCGACGCGTCAGACAGCGCCCCGATCGTGGGGGTGCGGACGTTGCGCCAGTCGAGCGTCATCGACGCGAATGCCGGATCCCACGCCTTCGTGAACCGCAGGATCAGTTCGGCGGCGTCCATGGCCCCGACGCCCAGCGAGTCCTGCGCCCGCTCCGCGCGCGTGGCAAGACGCGACTCGGACGCGGCGATCGCCTCTGCCGACGGCGGATTGTCCGACGCCTTGCCGAGGTAGTGCGGTGGCAGGCCCGTTACCGACACGACGAGCTCGGCGAGCGCGCGCATGGCTTCGGTGAAATTCGACAGCTGGCCGGACGCCCACTCGAATGCCTTGGCGTTCTCGTCCGGGATGGTGATCAAGCGGCCCATGATGGTCCGCAGCGGGGAGGTCTTGTTGCCTTCCTGGTCCTCGAAGTCGTCCGGGCCGACACCGAACAGGCCCCGCAGCGGCATGGCCACGAACTCGGCGGCGACCATCATGTCGGTGGCCAGCTTGTTCGCCGAATCGGACAACGGAATGATCGGGTCGAGCGCCGACCGGCCCAGCCGCGCGACCTCGAGGTTGCGCGGCGAGCGGGTGGAGCTGCGCAGCCGCGGCCGATAGATGATCGGCGCCACCGGCACCATGCCCAGCCCGTGCTCGTCGCGGCGGACCTCCTCGTAGCCCGCCCCGCCGTTGCTCTCGCACCAGATCGTCACGTCCGGCAAGTAGAGCGTCGCGTGCCGCTTCGCCACGCCGCCGAACGAGTCGACGTCGTTGACTCGTCGAAGCGCGGCCCGCACCCTGCGGGTTGCCGGGTCGAGGTCGACGTACAGCTCGAGCGGAGACTCGGGTGTGACGATCGGCGTGTCCGGGTCCTTCGGGTTGGTGCCGACCGACACGAACGAGCGGCGCATCACCAGCGAATCGATGGTGGCCTGGCGGAAGCCGAGCACCATCCGATTCGCTTGCCAGATCCGCCACAACTCGGTGTTGACGTCGGAGTCCTCGGTCTTGAAACCCTCCAGGCGCAGGCGTTCCTCGATCGAGTCGACGGCCATCTGCGGCCAGAAGATCACGACCGGGCGGATGCGGTCAGCGACCTCGAGCAGGATCTCCGGATGCATGTAGCTCAGCGGCTGCGTGCCCTCGTAGTACCGGTCGTACGCCTCGAGCTCGGACATCTCGTTGTCGTGCAGCCGGGCCAGGCGGTCGATGGTGGCGCGTTCGGTGTCGGTGAGAGCCACGAGCGCCACCTCCTACCGGTAGACGGTTGCCTTCTGTCGCGGCTTCCACAGCCCTTTGTGCAGTGCGTCGAGCCGGGCCCGCCACGACAGGCAGCCGGCCATGGCGGCGTCGATGTAGAGCTTCGAGTCGGGGCGTTCCTTCATGAGCGTCCACAGTGGGACCTCGTCGTCGTCGGCGATCTTCAGGTCCATCCGGCGCGAGTTGGCGATGTGCCGGGCGAACGTCGCATCTCCGTTGTGGGTCACCTCGCCGGTGTCCATCGCCGTGCGGTAGGCCCGCATCGCCTTGCCGATGAACGTCGGCCGGTTGGTGTACCACTCGTAGACCTTCGTCGAGCCGTACTTGCCCGACCAGCCGGCGATGGTCGACTCAAAACGCCATGGGTCGCAGTACGCCAAGATGACCTTGTACAGCTTGAATGCCTCGTCCACGGCGCCGTTGACCTGATCGTCGGTGACTTCCCACTCGGCGGCCTCGGCCAGGTTGGTCGGCTTCTCCCAGATCTGGATCGGCCACTGCAGGGCCGTTTCCATGTGGGTCGCGACGAGCGCGCAGGCATCGCGCCACCGGGCGCCGTCGAAGCCGAGGGTGATCGCCTCACGCTTCCCGCGCGCGACGATCACACCCGGGCGGGCCAGCTGGTCCTTCCACTTCACCGGGTCGAACGCCTGCCGTGCCGACGCGACCCAGCGGTTGAGCCACACCCGCTCCCAGTACGCCAGATCCGTACCAGGCTCGTAGGAGTTCTGGACGATCGAGTCGATGTCTGACCAGGCCGCCACCACCGGGCCGGACGCCTCGACCACCGCGGCGTGCCGGCTCTCCCGGGTCTTCAGGTCGTGCGACGGGCTGGCCTCGCGGTGGAAGTAGAAGAACTGCGGATTGGAGACCTTACCGGCCTCGATCTGCAGCGCGTACTCGCGCTCCTGCTCGGCGACCGACCCCTCGCCGGGGACGCCCGCGGTGGTGGTGGACAGCGACCACGGGTCGGCCAGCGGACGCTTCGGGATGTTCTGCAACATCGTCTGCCAGGCGTCGACCTGCCGCGGCAGGATCAGCCGGTGCGGCTCGTCGGCGTGCTGGAACGTCGTACGCGCGCCATCACGCGACCCGGGCGCGGTCGCCAGCGCTACCGCCTTACCCTCACCGTCAATGCGACGGATCCGGTCCTGCGTCGCGTCGAACAGATCGGCGTGCGGGCCCTCGGTGCACATGACGTAGAGCGCCGCGTACGCGAGCTCCTCGGTCTGCTCCTCCGTGTGGGCGATCATCGGGATGTACGGATCGACCACCGGGCGGCCGACCGGCACCCACATAGAGCCCTGCCTGCGCCAACCGTCTGTGCGGATCTCGGCCTCAGGGTGCAGCTCAACGAACGCGACCCAGGCGGCTTTCTCGGTCTTCGCCGTGCCCTTGCGCAGCGAGATCGCCACCCGCTTGAACCGGCGCTTGCCCGCCCGCGGGTGGTCGCGCGGGTAGACCTCGTACATGCGGTAGATCAGGGCGCGAGTCTCGTCGTCGATCTTCGCCGGCTGCCCGCGCAGGTCGCCCGGGCCGAAGCACGCGCCCGCCTCGATCAGGTCGCAGACTCCTGGGCCGAGCGTCGGCCACGGCTCCTCGTCGATCGGCGGGATGACAAGGCTGGTCACGACACCGACTGGAGAGCCCTACGGGGATCGGTGGCCTTCGTCGGCGCCTTGGTCTCCGTATCCTTCGCTCGGCGCTGCGACCCTTTGGCCTGCGCCTCGTCGGTCCGCTCGATCTCCCACTGCAGTCGACGACGATCCAGTGGCGACAGCCCGAACGACTGCCGCTGAAGGCGGATCTCCGCCGCCAGAGCTTGCGTCGGGTGCATCCAGAAGCCATCCACCAGGACGGCGAGCAGGAACAGCCCATGCCGATCGGAGTCGTGGTATTCGGGGGCCATCGGTGAGGCCCAGACGTCGGCCCACCAGGCCAGCGTTTGAGGGTGCCAGGGCGTCTCGCGTTCAGGCAGACTCGGCGCCTCTACGTCGTGCACTGCCGAGAGCTTCGCGCTCGTCGACGTGCGGTTGCGCCGGGCTGGGTTGCGCTTGGGTGGTGGTCCGGGCATCGCGCCCCTCTACCTTCCGGCGGCATCGCGCCGCCATGTCGAGCATCAGGCGTCGCGCCATCACGCTCAGTGACTGTATTTCCAAGATCAAGAGTTCGAGGATCTCGTACGGATT